ATCTAATCCTTTATTCTTAGTAAGCAGTTCTAATTTTTGAGTTGTCTTTAATCCATCATATATTGAAAGATGTTCAGCTTCGGATATAATGTAATATGGGTCTATTTCATATAAGGCTCTATTAAGAGTATCAAAGTGTATTTGTTTTGCCGAAACTAGTACACCATCTAAATCAAATATAATTAATTTTGTCATTTTCCGTATTTTACATAATCGTTATGTTTAAACAATCCTTCACCATGTGCAACTCCAAATTCTTGCTGTGCCCACCATTTGGATATATTGCCTTCCAATGCTATTCCGTCACCGGCAAATTGCCTAACGGTTTGTAAATAAAAATCTTTATCGTACATAGTTGGATTATTAGTCCAATTACCCCATCTTGATGTTGTATGAAAGTGAGTACCATAATATTGTATCTTATCTGGAAATTCAACAGAAGGATCTAACCAATGCAATGAATCTAATAAGTGCGGCGATGTACATTGAATTTCCTCATCATAATAGTTTAACTCATTTCCTTTGTTTCTAAATGAAAAGTGTGGATAACCTGGTTGCTGTCTATGTCTATATCTAACTGCATGCATACCATATTTTCCCAATATTTTAATACCATCATCCAATCTTTCATAGGTAGTTTCTCTATTTTCAATTAAATTCCAATCATGCTCCAATACTAATACTTTATCAGTTTGTGCATTTTCAGTTAATCTAATAAATGCTTGACCTATTCCAATATTCTTTTGTAAACCTATGAAATCCAATCCAAAGTGTTTTGCAATTTCCATATCTTGCTGTGTTACTTCCTGAAATAGAATAGTAACATCATTTACCATATCTAATAAACCATTTTCGTAATATGTGGTTAGAGTATCTACTAATACTTGCCCACTATGCCAGGAAAGTATTCCTAAGCTGATTGGTAATTTTGCCATTCTGCTAATATTTTTTGCCATTCAATTGAATCATTATCTGTTATTTGTTTAACCCATTCTACTGATGTATCTGCGGTTGAACTCATTTTTGTTTCTACTGGAAATCCTTTTATTTGTAATATTGGACGTGTAAATATTTTTAAAAAATCATCACCATAATAAATTTTTATAGTTTCTGGTATGTGTTTCCAATTTTGTTTATGATAAATCAAACAACATGCCCATCCACCACCCTTTTCTGGGTCTAAATTAATTAACTCAACTTCATGCTCATTTGCTGATTCCATATAGAAATTATCTAAATGCATTCCTATGAGTCCTAAATCTTTTAAATTATAACCATTTTTTTCAATGTGATTAATAAATTGAATTAAATTATCAACATTAAAAAGAACATCATCTTGTGTGTTTATTATGTAATTATATTTTGCAAGTCTAACACCCATATTCCATGCTGGATTTACAAATATATTTTGGTCTGGTTCCACATAAAGTAATTTTTCATTTCTTTCAAAATCAGGTGTTTTATCCTTTGCATTATTAATTAAAATAACCTCGCCAACTTGTTCACATGCATATAACCGTTTTAACATTTCGGTCAACTTTGTTCCTACCCATATAGTTGGGATTATTACTGAGAATTTTTCCATAATTCAAATTTTTCTATTAGTTTATCTACAACCTGTATTTGTGTATAGTTGTGTAATACTTTTATCATTCCGTTGTGTGCAATTCGTTCTCTTTCTTCCTCATGTTCATTGTAATAATTCATCTTTTCAATACAGTCAAACATATCATTATAGTAAATAATATCTTCACCTTCTATTAAAATCTCATCTAATTTTTTTGATGAATTTAATCTATCTGTTAGTACCAATTTTCCACAAGCCATTGCTTCAAATATTCTACGGGTAATTTCACCCCATCTACTGTTTTGAATAACCATCAATCCTTTATTTAAAAATTGCGTATGTTCAATTCCATTCATACTATTTTTATTACCAATTGCTCCTTCACCCCAAGTTGTAAGATAATCTAAAAAATTGGAATTACCAAATCCTCTTGTAGTTACTGCTACATATTCTGGTTGTAAATTCATTGGATATTGGATTCTTGTATCTGCAAAATGAGTAATCCATTCTACATTTATTCCAATCTCTTTGTATTTCAAATATGAATCGTAATCAGGTGTAATTGTGTAGTGAAATTTATTTGCTTTTGGTGAGTTTCTTTCCCAATTTTGCGGGTCATCTCCACTCTCTTGTATCCAAAATGCGTTTGGAACTAATTTCTTATCTAAATATGGTGAATCAAATCTACCCCAATCCATAAACATAACAATATCGGAATCCGGTTTCAATTCAACCCACCTTTGTAGTTTTAAATCGTGGTAATGGCCGGTTCTATTACTTCCAATTGATATTATTTCTGTTTTCCATCCGCGTAATTGAAACTCATTAATTAGTGCCATTGGTGTTGACCAAATCTCACCTTCTTCGTATGCATAGATAAATGTTATCTTCATAGTGTATCGTAGTAACTGTTTTGCTTCTCTTGTCGTTCAATAGTTTTAGGATGTTTTATACAATATATTTCATCTGATGGGAATGATGTATAATTTTGGAATCCAACGATTCTTTCATGTACTTTATTTACCCATCCTATATTTTCTGAATTTTTATATATTCTGGTCTGTACATCGGGAAAATTTACCCATCCTTTTTCGTTTACATTCCATCCCCATTTTTTGATATGAGTTTCAGTTAATCCTTCAACTGTATTTATTCTTGGAACAACTATTAAATCTTTATCTATATTAGTTTCCAATATATCTTCCAAATTTACAATCAAATCCGGCGTCAAATATTCATCTGCATCCAATTGGAATATCCACTCACCTCTACATTGTGAGTTTAATAAATTTTTCCATTGTGCAAAATCATTATCAAATTCAGATTCTATTAAATTTATATAGTCTGCATTTGCTTGTAATTCTAAATATTCTAATAATTCAACAGGTGCTTTTGGTGTATCTAAAAGAACTACTATTTCTGAGTTTTCCCCTTTATAGTTTAGTAATTGACTTACTAATCTAATTGTTTCTTCTACCTCATTACAGGCAGTTATTGCGTAACTTAGTTTCATTAAAATATTTTTTCTTCAATTTGATTTGTATAGTGCCAACTACCACTTTGTATTGCTGAGTATGATGTATGTGATGGATTATATTTACCGTAATCTACAATTAAAGATGTACTTGATACTATGGGTGCATCATTTACTTCTACTAATTTATCTTTTAAATAATCCCACTGTTTTGGTGTAACATTAAATTCGTGCACTCCATCTGCAAATCCCTTTAGCCAAATAACAAATTCTTTTGAGGTCATAACTATTGATTTCTTTTTTGTGATTGTGTATCTATTCCTATCACATTTTTATTTTTTGGTGTTAATTCATTAACATCCATATCTAATTTAAAAACTTTTTTTAATCCACTAATATTATAAGTCCTATATGCATCTTTTGTTATTATAGGAACTTTACTAACAATTTTTGAATAGATATTTTTAGATCCACCTTTCAATTGGAGCATCTCCGTATCTTCGTTTATAAATTTACCAAAGAATTTTTTTATTGTAACTGGGTTAATGTTGGAAACTTTAACACAGTGTATTATATCTTTTGAAACAGATGTGAATAAAGTAAATATAATAGGTGCCGTTGTTTCAGTATAGCTTTCCTTAGTACCATCGGCGTATGTATATTCTTTTAATAGATAAAAGTTACCCCGTGTCATCTTAGCAGGTGAAACGGGGTTTTTACTATCTATTGATTTTTTATATATTGCATTATAATTTCCCATTATTTATTTAACATTTTCAATTTTGGTAATTGTAATTGTTGAAACTTTGGCTTTATTTTAGTATAAATACCATATTGGTTTAAAATAACATCAAACAATTTAGTCATTTTTTCCAAACTAAAATTTTGTTTATTTTGCTTACCTAATTGAGCTGATTTGGTTTTATATTTATCGTAATTTTTATAAACATCTTTAATAACTGCTAGTGCTTTTGATATGTTTACATTAAACCATTTTGCTTCTTTTAATAAGAATTGGTCTGCAGCTGATTCATGTACTTCTTTCAATTCACCTTCCAGTAAAACTGCGCCTTCTTTTAAGAAATCCAAATGCCCACTCCAACCACTCACTATAACAGGCTTACCTGTCAAACTGAATTCCAATAGGGGTCTACCAAATCCTTCACCCTTTGTGAAGTTTAACATTGCTTTTACCTTTGGATGTTCATATAATCCATTCATTTCTGCAGAAGTTAAATCTCCATGCAATAAATAAACAGGTACATTTTTATAATCTTTACCTAATACTTCTCTAATTTGTTTAATACAACTTTCCCTATCCATTACACTAAATCCAGCTGATGATGTTTTTAGAACTAATGCTGGCTTTTTCTTTTCATTTTTGAATGCCATTGCAAATGATTTAATCATCATTCCCACATTCTTTCTATCTTCACCTAAATTACCTCTTAACCAATGCCCTACAAATAAAAATGCGAAATCTTCTTTAATTGCATCCAATTCATTTATCGGTATAATCTTATTTGTTCCAAAATCATTTTCATCAAATCCTTCAAAAAGAATTTCAACTGGTTTTTGAATTTTGTGTTGTGTAATTAGTTGACCGGTTTGGCTATCTGCTTCGTTATATATTGTATCAACTAAACTTCTTTTAGAATGTTCAGATGGTACTATAATCAAATCCATTCTATTACAGCCATGTACCCAATCTATTGCACAATGTGTTGTTTCAATAGCCGCAGTAATTCCAATGTTATAATGTCCTACTGGTTGAAATTCATTTGGAACTGTAACCTGTATATAAATATCTGGCTTTTCTGTGATTTTTTGAACCATATTATCTACAATCCATTTGTGAAATAGATTATCATAACTAAGTGCATCCATTGGAGTTTGTCCCCAACGAGTACTGATGATTTTGATTTCAAATTTATCTAATTTATAAAGAGAATTTAATAAATCTCTCGCGTGATCTCCGTAACCGCTCCTAGTCGAAACTGGTGCTTGAAAAATTAATGTTGGTTTCATATACTATATAACTGATATTTTTTACGTGGTTTCCAATTTTTAAATACTCCTTCTATGCCATCTGATAATGCATCACACATTGCTTCTCTACTTAATAAGCCATCTCCTTTCATCCATTTAATACCCTTCAATGCTGCTGCTTTTCTATCTTCTTTTGGTGTTTTATACCAATCCATAATTAATGGAGTAATATCTTCAAAATCAACTCTATCATCAAAGATATATGGAGTAGGAACTGAACCTGTTGATGAACGAACTGGCCAAATTGGTTTAACCCAATCTCCCCAAACTACACCTGCTTTTTTATTTCTATCATGTAAAGAACCAATTTCAACATAATCTTCTGCGGTCAATAATTTACCTGTACCTTTATCTCTAAATCCACATTGGTCTTGTAATCCACCTGTAACATTTACAATGATTGGAGTTCCAGCCATTAAACTTTCTGCAGTTGCTAATCCAAATCCTTCATTAGATGCTACGTTAATTGTTACATCTGCTATATTATATAGATAATTAAGTTCAATTTCACTATAGCGATTTGGTGCAAATATCACATTTGTTTCAGGTGAACAACATTCTGCTATTGTTCTTGGTAAATCTGTTCCATGTTCTTGTACAGGTTCTGTATGCATTAATAAACATACTTTATCTCTTTTATCCGCAGGTAATGCTTCTACAAATTTATCAAATGCTAATATGACATCTATCGGTTGTTTTCTTCTAATATTTCTATTTGACCAATATAAAACGAATTCATATTCTTTATCACCAAATATACTTTGTTTAAATTCGGTTGGAACATCAACTGGTTTATATAATTCAGAATTAATACCATGTGGAACATAACTTACTTGCCAATCAGCAGGTTTAACCCAATGCTTCTCTTTATCCCATCCCCAAACTCTACGGGTAATACCATATGTTTGTTTTGAAATACATCCAATCCAATCACAACTTTCGTAGTAATCTCTATTATATTTTGGATCCGGCAAATCATCCCAAATATGATAAAACATTAATGGAACAGATTGACGAATCTCATGCTCAATTTCATACAACCAAATCCAATATCTTGGGTCTGTAAAATGTAGGATAGCATCAGGCTTTTCCATCATTAATAGCTGTCTAATTGTATCCGGATTACCATATCCATCAAATGGATATATTTTAACACTTGCATCTTTTACGCCGGTTTGTTCTCTAACACTCTCGTTTAAATCAAATACCTTACCTGCATCTGGATGGCTAATTGCCGCTCCTAATTGTACCCAATCGTACTTGTCTACAGTTCCTAATACTAATTGCTTTGATACATTAGCGATACCACTCGCCATTCTTAAATCATCTGAAAGTAACAGAATTTTCTTTTTTGCCATAACTTTTTAAATATATATTTTGTTTTTAATTTTTAAGACCTCTATCACATAGTCCTCTATGAAAAAATTCACACCATTCGCATAGTTTAGTTGCTTTTTTGGGATAATCTATATTGAGCCTATACTCACCATCTTCATCAAAGACAGTGTCTACAAACTCCTTAAATCCATTCCAGGCCTTAGTGATTGATGGTTTTCCATTTGCAGGTATGTGTTTACTCATCCTATGTGTTGGTATATCTTCTCTAACCTCAACCTTTCTTTTTAATATGATAAACTCAACATCTATCATATCTTCTGATATATTCAGAAGTTCTGCGTAAAACTTTTTATATAAAAGGATTTGTGCATTTTTAACTGCATCTGATTTTTGATACTTACTCCAACCCTTAGTTGAAGTTTTAAAATCTATGATACGATATTTGTTACTGAATTTACTTCTTGTAATCAAATCTATAAATCCCATAAAGTTTACATTGTTTGCAATCTTTGTATTTATGGGTTGTTCAATTGCTATGAGTTCATCATCTTTTAATGAAAAGAATTTATTAAAGTTTTTTGATTTTTGAAACCAATCTAATAAAACATTCCCATCTTCTAAGAATTCAACCATTTCATCTTTAGTACAAATTGATGAATTAATTTCACCACCTGCTTCTTTAAGATATGTTTCTCTCATTCTTTCTTTGAGATATTCTTTTAAATCAATTATCTTATCAGCTTGTGATTTTGATATTCTCAAACATTTTTCTAAATAGTTTTGAATTGTTTCATGCATTGCGGTGCCAAATACACTATGTATATTTGAAGAGGATTCTGATAATCCCTCTATGTAACTTAATTTGTATTGTTGTGGACAACTATGCCACATGCTGTATTGTGAAAATGATACTCTTGCCATAGATGTAATATAACTAAATAATTTGAATTTACCAAATTATATCTTAAGTTTTAATTTTGTTATATCTTTTTTTACAGTACCATATTTTTCAGCTATGAATTTTATAGCTTCTCTACCCTCGCGATTTGAGTATAGTATTTCCAAATAATCTATTGCTTGAGTTTCTGAACAATCGTATTCTTTTTTAATTAATTCGATTATAAATTCTTCGTACTTTTCATCAGCTTTACCTTTTATATACTTTAGATAATGCTTTCCTTTTGGAATAACACTAATATACAACTTATACATTTCCTTTGGTTGCAGAGTTTGCGTCAAAGGAAGTAAAGTTGCAATTAGTTCTACCCATTCAGGTTTCATAGAAAGAAAACGATTAATCATAAAATTACTCCATGATTTTAAATCTTCTTCGGTTAGTTTATCGAAGTATTTTGGATCCTGTTCATCCGTGATTGCTTTGATATGGTCAAATAACTTCTTAACTGCCATTATTCAATGATTTTTTGTTCTCTTAATTCTTCTGGTAATAGTTCTTGTAATGATTTACCACATCCCGTACATAAATACAATTCGATTGGCAATACCGTATCTCTATCTGCACCGGTTAATAAACGTGATATTTTTTTAAATCGGTATGCTGGCATAAATTGTTTGCTACCACATTCGCAAGTCATATCTCTTGCATCATTTAAATTGAAGTTTGGTGGTAACCCACCTTGTGATTGTTGTTCCATTATTTTATAATATTTAAAATTTGAATAATTGTGCTCATAAACACGATTTCTTTATCTACGACTAATGCATCTTTGGATAATCCATCTGCAATAGTAAGTATAACATTTGCGGTATTTCCACTTGCATACTCATCTACTTTATCATATAGCATCGTATACATTTCTGAATAATCATTTAGTTTATTATCTGCCACTGCCTGCCTAATATTCATAAACATATTACGTTTATCATCATTTGCTTTCAGTAAATCTATAAGCTTTGTTGCAAAGTTTGCTTCAACCATTACTCTATGGTCTACTTTCAATTCACCCTTTGCAGATTGAAGTTGGCAAGTATTAAGTATTCTTCTAATATCTGGGTAATATGAATTAATCACATCAGCCATATTCTTTGGTTCATACTTAATCTTTTC